GCCGGTCTGACCGGGGTGGTGCTTCTGTCGTTCGATGAAACACACTGGCCAATTCATTGCGCCAGATTTCTGAGAAAAACGATTGCTTGAATGCAAACGCTATGCTAATGCAAACTTGAAAAGGAGAGACCAGTGGCATCAAGTCTGAAAAAAGTTGAGCTGATCGGGCGGCTCGGTAAGGATCCCGAAGTCAAGAACCTGCAGAACGGCTCGGCGGTCGCCAACTTCAGCGTCGCCACCAGCGAGGTCTGGAAGGACAAGCGCTCCGGCGAGAAGCAGGAGAAGACCGAGTGGCACAAACATCGTCGTATGGAACGAGAAGACGATCGAGTTCATCGAGAAGTACCTGGCCAAGGGTGATCTGGTCCGCATCGAAGGCAAGATCCAGACCCGAAGCTGGGAAAAGGACGGCGAGAAGAAGTACGCGACCGAGATCGTGATCCCGGCGTTCGCTCCCGTCGAAGCTCTGATGAAGCTGTCGTTCGACAACGACAACAAACGCGGTGACGACCGTGATAGCGGCGGTGACCGTGCTCCAGCCGTGGCAGCTCCCGTGGCGGCAACAGCCGTTCGAACGACCGCGACGACCGCGGCGGTGATGATCGTGGCAGCAGCCGAGGTCGCGGCAACGGCGATGACCGAGGTGGCGATGATCGCGGCTCGTCGACCCGTGGCAGTGGCCGCGGTCGCAACAGCCGTGATGACCGCGGCAACGATGATCGCGGCGGTGATCGTGATGCTCCGCGCCGTGCGGCTTCCGGTGGTGGCCGCAACGCGGACCTGGACGACGAGATTCCTTTTTGAGCGGGATCTTCTCACTCGCATGAGATGCGGTGAGTTCTACTGAGCTTCCCCGTTGAGCGGGGAAAATAGAGGGGCGCCCTGATTGGTTGCGCGTGCCGGGGCGCCCCTTTTGATATCCATTCATTTGCACGAATGCTAACGGAGGCTTCATGGACTTCTTCAAACCGGGCAGCTTCTCGATCCACAAGATCAACGCCGATGGGTCGTTGACCAAGATCGATGCCGATTCCCACCGATTTCCTGACCAACCCGCAAGGCGAGTCACTGTCGACCTGCGACTGTCCGCCCGGCGTATGCCTGAGCGAAACCCAGGCGCTCGGCCCTGACTTCCTGACCGCCCTTCTCGGGGATGGTCCGGCAGACGACGGGTTCGACGAGGACGATGACCTCAGCTTCGAGGACGATGATGTCGAGCGGGTCATTGCGCTGGAAGCCACCACTCAACTCGGCCGCATTGTCGAGGGGCTGACTGAGGTGGTCGCGGTTCACGCCGGCCTGCTCAAGCAGCTGGTGGGCTGAGCCATGAGAACCGTCCTGGAAGTCGGACCCGGCGCCCTGTCGGAGTATTACGACTGGATGAAGGACGCCGCCCAGGGCGATGTCCTCGTCTATTGGTCTGGTGATCTTCAATATGATCGTCAGGTAGTCATCCCCGAAGACAGTGTCCTGCGCACCGCAGATCGTCATCGCATCAACGCGTTGAACGTTCTTGCGGAGCGTGTCCTGGAGGATGCGTACGATGGTCTTCTGTGTCTGACGCAGAAGCGCATCGGCACCAACATCTTCGAATATCGTGCAACTCGCCGCCGGCAATCGTTCGGCCGCTCGGAAACCTCGGTTCTCCCGAATGAACAGCTCGTCCCTGCTTCTTGAGGAACGCACGAAGGCTCTCGGCTGGCTCACCCATGGTGGTGAGCTGGCTGTGGACCTCAAAGGCGATCGGGCACGTCACTCCGACGTGATCTGGCAGCTTATCGTCGAGGCCGTCGAGGTCATCGACAAGACGCCCGACAACGAGCGTCGTTGGCTGACGTCCGGTCAGCGTTCCGGTGGCTGGAACATGATCGGAATGACCCGCGAAGATCTGGTCGAGATCGTAAAAGATCCGGCTGCTTTCCGCGATGAAGCCATTCGATGGACAATCGAAATACTCGCCGCAGCGGAACGATGTTGATCGTGCCCTTGGCGTCCTGGAATGGATGCGCTGGTGCAATGGCGCGCGGCTGCCCGAGCGCCTCCGGAAAGCGGCCATCGCGCTTGCCCGCGGCGGAGATCAGGAAATCGTGCATCGGCTCTATTGCCCGACGCGCAAAGCCAATCGCCAGAACCTCGGCGAGATCAAGACCCGAACCATCGGGTTCATCCAAACCGGCCTGCCGAACTGACCTCAGCATCGTTCCCGGAGACGGCATCTCCTTCCGGGAGCGGCTTGTCTGCGTCGCAGCATAGGAGATTTCAGTGAGGGAGATTGTCCTCGATACCGAGACCACGGGCCTCGACCGCAAGGCCGATCGCATCGTTGAGATCGGTGCTGTCGAGATGATTGACCTCATGCCGACAGGTCGGACCTACCACCAATACATCAACCCGCTTCGGCCAGTTCACAGGGAAGCGTATCGGGTCCACGGCCTGAGCGACGTCTTCCTGTCGACCAAGCCGACCTTCAAGAGGATCCACAATACCTTCCTACGCTTCATCGGCGATGCCAGACTGGTCGCCCACAATGCTCGTTCGACCTTGGAATGATGAACGAGGAGCTAAAGCGCCTCGACCTCGACCCGCTGGAAAACGAGGTCGTCGATACGATGGAGCTGGCGAAGGAAAAAGCACCCTCGCCGCAAGCACACCCTGGATGCGTTGTGCAGCCTCTACGACATCGACAGTTCGAGAAGAACGCAGCACGGAGCGCTGCTCGACGCCGAACTTCTAACGGAAGTCTACACCGAGCTGCGCGGTGGCCGGCAGTTCGGCATGCAGCTCGACCTCCTGGCTCAGCCAGAGGGAGATGAAGAAGACGCACCAATTCGGGTTCGGCCAGTGCCACTGGCAAGCCGGATCACCGACCAGGATCGCATCGACCACAAGGGTTTTGTGGGGACGCTCGGAGATGCCGCCATTTGGCGGGACTACGTCCAACCATTTGTTTGAATGCAAGGAGTTGCAAAATGCGCAGGAAACGGACTGGCCATATCGGAATGAGCGCTGAGGACAAAGCCTCGCGCATGAAGTCAATCGGCGGATCGGATGCCAAGATCATCATGTCCGGTGATCAGGCTGCGATCGAACGCCTTTGGGCGGAGAAGCGCGGCGAGTCCGTGCCCGAGAACCTCGATGACGTCATGATCGTCCAGCTCGGCAACCTGACCGAACCGCTCAACGCTGATTTCTTCGAGCACGAGATGGATTGCGAAGTCACCGACGAACAGAAGCGCATCTATTACCACGCTTGGGACAAGGCGCACTCTTCGCTCGACGGTCTGATGCGCAAGGACGCCGGACTCCGAACCGATCGCCGTGGTCGAGTTCAAGTTCATGTTCCCGTTCGGCTTCGACAAGCAGAAGGCGCTGGAGAAATACTATGCCCAGTGCCAGCACAACATGATGGTGGCTGACCTGCCCATGTCGCACCTGTCGATCATCACAGGTGCGGCACAGCACGTCATCATCCCGGTCGAGCAGGATCTGTTCTACCAGATCGCCTTGCTGGAAGCCGAGAAGGACTTCCAGGACTGCGTCGAGACCGGCCGGACGCCTGGCGTTCCGGTTGTCGATGTGCCGTTGGTTGAGCGTATCAAGATCATCGACATGAGCACGAACAACGAGTGGGTCTCGCTCGCCTTTGATCTGCTCAGCACCAAGCCGTCCGTCGACAAGCACGACAAGGCGAAGAAGGCGATCAAGAAGCTCTTCCCGCCGGACGCCAAGTCCGCTTCGGGCAAGGGCGTCACGATCAACCTGTCCGTCGATGGCAAGCAGCTGATCAAGTTCGACGCAAAGGCGATCGAGCAGGCTGTCGAGGATGCCGCCAACAAGCCGCCCCCGTCGCCCGAGGATGAAACGGCAAAGAAAGCGGCAAAGCCTGCCCGCGGAGCCCGCAAGAAAGCAGCCAACAGCAACGAGAAACCCGACGCTGAAGAAGCGGCAAAAGACGCGGCATAAACGATGACTAGACGTCCAAAGAACACTCCCCAGAGCGTCTGGCAGCGCGTTGCTGTCGGCGCCGAGGACGAGTGCTGGCCGTGGACCGGCTCGACCAAGAATGGATACGGGCGGATGTCGATCGACTGTGTCGATCAATACGTTCACCGCATCATCTGCGAGATGGTTCACGGCCTCCCGGGATGGGATGGACGCCCTGCACAGCTGCAACAACAAA